GGAACTCACCTAGAATCTCAACGTTTAGAACTAAGCTCATGAGCTTCAACCTCTTTTTTCAAGTTCAATACGAACGCTGCATACTCGTCCATAGTTAGAGCTTTGTATTCCGACGGACTCATGTTGAACGCCCGGCAGAACTCCGCCATTCTTTTAGCGGATTGCTCCCTTATTCTTTTTTTGTTTCATCACCCTTGACCATGGCTAGGGCTTGTTTCAATGTAATTTTTTTAGCGTCTTCCATCTTGAAGTTAGAATCATTCCTTTTGAGAACAACCCAAACAAAAGCGGATAAGGCTTTGCCTTTAGGGTTTCCGCTAGCAAATGCTTCATCGATGCTTGAGTTGGTCAAGTTCTCGATTACTTCTACTTCTTCTAGAGTCAAACTATCAAAATCAAAATCGTTCATTCTGTAGGTATTCCTTTCGTGGATTTGGATGCTATTAGCTTATCTAAACTTTTGTAATAGTTTTGGTAAACCTCGTCCCGCGTCAAACCTAAAGCCTTTACAAAGAATGGCTGTGGCTTGATGTTGCGCTTGAACCAACCCCAATGAATAGGGTTAGCATAAGGGACTGACTTGTTATTACCAGCGCTAATTGAAACCTTGCGAAGTGCCTTAGAGACTCTAATGCTGTTACGTAAAGCGCCAGTTCTAACTGGAACTATTCCTCTAGCTTCGTTAGCTACGATCTCACCAGATCGGGTTCCAGCTTCCTTGATTGCTGAATCTGGAACACCGATTGCCTGGAGAGCGCGAATAGATGCATTTAGCCCTTTGACTTTTATGCCAACTGGCTCATACATAACTAAGCTGTTACGATTTCGACGCCGTAGTATTCGTCGTTGGCTGGGTCGTGAGGAGTGTTCACAACTTCCAAGGTGACGGAGAACAAAGCTGTCTCGTTGCTGTTTAGGCTTAGAGGTGGTAGCTCGTTGAACTTTACGGTTCCGGTGTAGTGAGGCTGGCTGGATGACGCGGTAGCGTTTCCGTTTGGAGCGATGGTGAATACTGCGGTTGAACCGAAGTTGTCCCAAAGAGTGCGGTAAAGGCTAGTTGAATCGCCAGAAGTGATTCCGTCTAGCTGTAGTGACCATTGTCCACCCACGCGCTGCTCACAGAACGTCTGGACGTCCCCAGGAGCATCTCCGAGAGATAGCTCGACCATGTTTGCATCACAGGCATACTCGGTCGCGCCAAACTTGAAGAGGATGTTTTGAGCTTTGATTCTTGTTGAAGCAGCCATTGACTAACTTCCTTTCTAAAGTGTTATGTCGAGCTGGCAATAAATGTTAGCTGCCAGATACTCTGCATTGTTTGTTTGTAGATTGTAAGGCTGATTGACCGATGTAATACGAACATAAGTCAGCGGCTCGATTGCGTTTAGAACGTCCTCGATTAGCTGGTCTAAGTTTTCAGTTGCCTTCTTGTTAGTCGCGGTTGCTCCGACTAATACAAGTTCGAGACCTAAACTCCATTCGCCAAACTCTGCTGTTTGCATGTAAGGCTGTGCAGCGTTCATGATCACGATTGTTGGAGTGATTCGCTCTGGAACATACTCCAGAACGTTCAACCCGGCTTCTGCTAGTTCGAGCTTGAACTCGACCTTAGAAGCATTGATTTCGCTCATACTGCATAGCCTACGTATCTTTGAAGCAACGGGTAAACCGCGCCCATTGGATCCTTAGCCACACGAATAGGAGCGCCATCAAAACTGGCGAACTGTGCAACTCCGTTAGGAGCGCTGCGACGGTGGAAGAGTTCCGAGCTTGCAATTAGAACGGCCTGGTCTTTGAGTGATACCGGAACGGTAACAATCTCTCCGATGTAGCCATCGACTAATGCTGTGCCAGCTGTGAGACATTCTTGGGGGAACGTAGTCTCATCAGTTCCGACATAAGCCTGAAACTCTTCCAACGTCACGGACATTTATAGACCTACTATACGATGTCTAGAACGACTAGAGCATCTGCGAATGGCAAGGTGATTGCCATGTAGCCGTAGACGCTGATTGAGTCGGTTAGGGTTGTGATGTCATCTGCAGATAGTCTTACAGGTGCGCCAGCGGACTCTAGAGTCTGGATGGCTGCGCTGTTAGCCACGAAGCAACGGTTAGTTGCAATCTGTGGGTCTACGATTACTGGAAGACCGAATAGCTGACCAGATAGACCTGGGATGTTAGCTGATCCGATGTTGTTTACTCCAGCGCCGTTTACTAGCACTACTGGACGGCCGTCTTCGCCAGCAACCTGTAGAAGGAACTTGTAAGCTCCGGTTCCACACATGATTGCCTCTGGACGTAGTCCGGTCTCCTTGAAGATGTAAGCAGATGCGTCTGCTAGTCCACCGATAAGAGCCTCAGAAGTTCCAGCTGAAACGTCCCAACGCTTGCCTGTGTAGTCCTGTGCTTCCACTAGGTCTACTACTGCCTTGTTGGTTGTGTTCGCGTAAGCAATAGATAGAGCGCGTAGAGCGGTGTCTAGGTAGTTTACGGATGAACGCTGGATGGTCTGCTTGGACATTGAAGTGTAGCCACCGTAGGTTACTACGTTAGCTGATACTGAATCAATGCTTAGGTTTCCGAAGGATAGCTCTTCGTTCTCTGGAGACTGAACTCCAACTGTAAGAGTGTTAGCGGATACCTGTGCATACTCAACGGTTAGACCTGCAGCTGGAAGTGCAGCGCGGGAGAAGGCCGATAGAGTTGGACGGTTTGTGTCGATTAGGTTGTCGATGTAGCCCAAGAAGCCTGGTAGGGCAACGGTGTCTGCGGAAGTTGAAGCTGCGCGAGCTAGAGCCTTTGCGTCTTCGTCTCCGTTTACTAGAGCCTTAGCGAACTCGCCTTGTGAGCGGAACTTGTGTGTTGCTGGTGCTGCGATTTCGACGGACTGACCTGCTTCGATGACTCGGCGCAATTCTGCAACCTCATCCTGAACGGTGCGAACGTCAAGTTCAATGTTTTCCATTGTTTCACTTTCTGTTTCATTAGGAGTCTCTACGATCTCTTCAACCTCTTCGGTTTCAGATTCGCTTCTGACTTCGGTTATTTTTGCGCCCGAGAAGGCCGGGAATGGCACGACTGAAACTTCCAGTAGCGTTACTTCTTCCCTTACTATCGTTTGACCTTCCTTGCGGTCTTTGACCGGGTAGAAGCCAACCGAGAATCGGTTTAGGACATCGTCCTGTAGTAGTGTGTAAATCTCGTTTCCGCGTGGGGTATCGCTGATTTTGGCAACAATCTCAAAACCTTCTTCGGTGTCGCGACCTTCCACGACTTTACCAATTGGCTCTTCGTGACCATAGAACAATTTCACGTCCTCGATCGTGCGGATTGCTCCAGCCTCAAAACGCTCTTTAGTGTTTCCGGTTAGATCAATCTCCTGACCGTATGGAACTGCCAAGCCGACAATAGTTCTCTCTTCGGCATCAACTAAGCGAGCTTGGAACTCGCGTGTAATCATTTCAGACATCTAGTCCTTCTTTCGTTCTTACTTCTTCGGCAGACAGAATGCCAGCTTCGATCGCGGTTTTGTAGTAATCGTAGCGAGCTGATACGTCAGCCTTGAATAGATGCTCGAAGTCGAACTCGACCCGGTTGCCTCTAGGTAAACAATTGGATAGTGCATCTGTGATTGCATCGGTGTAAGCCATTAGCGTGTGGCGGTAGAATACTTGGTTCTCGTCCTGCAAGTTTGTGTAAGTGTCGGATGCTCCTGGAACGGAAGTTAGAAGCAAGCGAGCTGGGATACCAAAGAGTCTGGCTATTGCCTGAATCTGCTGATCCTGAACTTCGGTGAATAGCGCATCCCTTGGAGAGAGTGCAATCTGCTGGTAATCAAAACCATTACCTAGAACTGCAACTTGACGGTTCTGTTGCTTGTTGTGCCAGTTAGCGGTTACTTCATCGGCTTCGGCCTTGTTGATCATGGTGTTGGTCTTTAGAACTCCGGTAGGAACTCCGGCAGAAGTAAACCAGTTGCCAGCGTAGTCTCTAAGGTCGATTGCTGCACTTATGTCCTTGTAGCAAGAAGCGATTGGAGATAGACCAACTAGCTGACCTGCAACGCTAAAGATTCTTAGGTGTTCGATTTCGCGCTTGGTGTATCGCTTGCCAAGGTAGTCGTAAACGATTGTGGAGTAGTCAATAGTTCCGTCTACTAGCTTTGGGTAAGAAGGCATAACGGAAGCTGCAGGAAGAATCGTTAGGTTGTTTACCTGACCGTTAGATCCATAGTTCTTTAGCCAGTAAGCGTTGCCCTGGAGAGCTAGATCTGCGACTGTTTGGAATAGGAAGTCTCTACGGTTCTGGTCTAGTGAAGGGTTGTTGATTAGAACCGGGTTCTCAACCTTTAGCTCGACTCCGGTAGCGAACCTGTAAGTGTTGATGGTCATTTTGCTAATCGGAGTTCCGATGATCTGAATAGCGCGATAGACAGCGGTAAGGCTAAGTGCCGAGCTAGGAGTTACTATGCTCGGTTGTCTGGTTGGGATTACTGGCTGGGATGCGCGAACCTCTGGCTTGCGACCTAAGAGCCTATCAAGAATAGATGCCATTTGGAGTCAAGGATACCACAAGCCACCGACTTAGAAGACTCCGACTGTTGCGTGTTGCGCTCGCGATGAAACATAGAGAGCCATGACTGTAGACATAACTGCATCGATGTCACCGAGAGATTCTTTACGACTTATCAACCAAGTTTCCCCGGTGTATTTAGAGACCCCGTTAGGCATCTGCGCGACCAGGAGGGGATCGTTGTTATGCCTAACGGAGCCACTACTAAACATAGCGTAGACAGCCGAGCATGCCGAAGAGACTTCTTTCGTCCATAGTTGCCAGACCGGAAGGCCAGAGAGTTTTAGTCTCTTAGCCAAACTAGGTAGCTGACGATCATCCAACACTATCGCCCGCGGACTGAACTTGCTATAGAGAGATACTAACTCATTGAATAGTTGTTGCTCTGTAGGTGCGACTAACGACATGACTAATTCTGTTTCCTGCATGCCATCGTTCTCGTTGGCGAAGGCTATCGTGGCGTGAGTCCAGTTCTTAGTAATGTCTACCGCGAACACGCCGTTCTGTATCTTTGTAACGCCTCGACCCGTTGCAGCTCTAAAAATGTCTCCTGGCAACCAAGCATCCGTAGATCCAGCGATGAATTGATTGAGTCGGTATCTTCTAGCTTCATGTTCCGGGATGGTCTTCAAGTCGGAGATGACTTGCTCAATGCCGATACGACCTGCAGCGACCGAAGGGTTAGCAGCCATGATTGCCTTTGGGTCATCGACCGATGCGTTTTCCGGAGCCGTCCAAAGGAAGAAGCCAAAGCGCTCTAGATCTGCAGCTCCGTTAGCAGCTGCCTTGCCTGACTTGTAAAGCTCGATTAGGGTTTTGGAGTTCTGATCTCCTGCGGTCGTGATACCAACGACGATTCCGTCTTTACGCTGGGAGGTTCCGAGAACAGCAGCAGACCACATTCCTTCTTTTGCAAGGTGTAGCTCATCGAACAAACAAAAGCTAATTGGGATACCTTGGAGTGCCGCTTCCTTAGCTGCCTTGACATCGTATCGTCCTCCTCCGTCCGAAGTTACAATTCCTCGGGTCTCGGTTGCTCGCTTGAATCGCTTCTTTAGGAATGGGTTGCTATTGATAACGTAAAGAACGCGGTTGTATACAATGTTAGCCTGGTCGGTGCTTGAAGCTAGTGAGATACATTGTGGGCCAATCTCATGAAGTAGCAAGCCGTAGAGTCCGAGCATAGCTGCGATTAGTGACTTACCGTTCTGCCTTCCAACGCTGATAACTACCTGGCGATACCTAAGTCTGTTTGGGTAAGTCGGATGGTCAGCTGGATAGCGTTCGAGTATTGCTCGAAGCAACCACTTCTGCCATTCGTCTAGTTCTAGTCCGTCTGGACTCTCCGGGCTACTCCACGCGATCTTGGCGAACTCAATGAGCTTATCCCCGTCGGTTATGAAGTCATCCGATAGAGGAGGCGTGTAAGTAGTCGGGAGCTGGAGCATTAGCGAGTGAGTAACTTCTCCAGCGGGTCGACGTCTACGTTGCTAGCGCCCAGGGAACGCTGCAACTCTAGAACTGTCTTCCGAAGTTCGGCTGCGGTGCTTGTATTCGATTGTTGGTCGAAGGACTTAGCCAGCTGGAGGCATAAGCCTGCCAGGACTTTTTGTTCAAGGTTAAGTTCAAGCGTTTCAAGCCAGTTCTGAATTGATTCAGTAATCATTAGATCCAACCCCCGGATAATTCAACCAATCCGTAAAGTTTTTGTGGCTTGCGCGGGATTCCGGAGGGTGCGCAGAAAAACCGGGTATCACTTTTATTTGCCATGTCTTAGTCCTAACTTGTTCATAAGCCTGCGTTTATGTATTGCTCTCCAGTTGATTCTGAATGATAGTAGGGTAGTGCGCCACCCATACCACCTTCTATTTATACCCCTCTTAGATTTGATAGGTCTAATAGATCTAGGTAGTAAGTCGTTCAGGACTAGCAGCAACCTAGCCCCTACCCCTTTCCTAGCCCTACCCCTATTTGAATCGGGCATTACGCCAGGCGACCCGTTGGAGTGTCCGGTCTTGCTTTCGTCCGTTGCATGCGCGACAGAGCGATTGTAAGTTGTTGATGTCATGATTGGGTTCCCCGTTGCCGGGTGGAATGATGTGGTCGATTGTCCAGTCTTCATTTACTAGCTCCTTCGCACACGAGACACAGATCGGTTCCAAAACAGTCTTCGCATAAGCCCTTGCATTCTTCCACTCCTTGGATTGGTGCCAATCTGCCATCTGCTAGACCTCTTTCAGTATCCCAATGTTCTACTTCTGTTATTACTTCTTCTAGTGTAAGGATGTCTCCTAGATCATGGTGAGCATTTAGGAACTCCAATACCTGTGTTCTGGCATACTTGACTCCTGCCTCGAATCCTTTGGTGTATTGTGTCTTCATTCTTCCTCCTTATCAAGGACGATTACGGTAATGCCCTTTGTGTCTGTGTTTACTGCACAATTGGGACAGGTGGTGTGGTCTTCAATCTTGTATACCTCGTTGCAATATAGACATTCGGCATTCTCTTTGAATGTCATCGAGTCTCCTCGACTATTCTCACAATTCGCTCTAGGTGATTTACATCGACGTTGGTGCTAATTACTGCGTCGTTTACGATGCACTTGATTATCTCGTCTTTGAGATGCTTGGATGCGCCTTGCCATCCTTTGTTGTATTGATCAACGGATGCTCGAACCATAATGTCTTTAAGTTGTTCTGAATGACGTTCGATTAGGTTCTGTTTTTCTTCTTCGTAGTTATCCATGGGTTTTTATTATCCTTACTGCCAGCGTGGTTAGTGATTCTGATAGTTGTGGTGCAGACATCGCCTTTAGGAATAGTGATCCGAGTGCCGGGCGAATGTCCTCGAAGTCGCTACTCCATACCAAGTTGTCATCCATGAGTAATCTCATAGCCTCGAACATGATGGCGTTGCGTTCTTCCGGTGATACTTTGCTCACTTGCTACTCCATTCCGCGATTAAGTATAGATACGCGGTTCCTGCAGCAAGTAGTGCAACGGCTGGTTCGCCTACGATGTAAGCGCCGAAGCATGCGAATACGAATAGACCTAGAGCCATAAAGACTCTCATTACGTCTAACATGTTGCCTCCTGTTTCTGTGTGGTGATTCAATTTTAGACTTTTGACTCCAATGTCAAGCCGTGTCTAGGCTTTGTTATCAAACTGTTACGATCGCTTCCCGCTTAGAATTACTTCACCCTTCAAGCTGGTTCCGCATTCCTGGCATAGATAGCGCTGATACTTTACGTTTCCGGTGAATCGGTAGCCGTAGCGCATTAGGTTATCGCTGCCACAATTACGGCATGAGATTGGGTTGCCTTCACTTACACCTACATGTGGATGATTTCTTATCCAAGGTAACAAGATGTAGTAAAGGTCAATTAGAAGGTTTACATCCTGAATCTGGTATTCCTTCATTAGCTTCCAGGCTTTAGCATTCCCAGCCATACAGTCCAACCAAAGCTGGAATCCGGTGTGTTGCACCTTAGCTCCAACGCCTAGCTTTTGGGCTACGTAATCGAGCTTGTTAGATGGGAACTTAAATTGATTCTTTACGGTTCGCATTAGATCTAGTTCAATCCATGGGCTAGGTGGTAAATAGCCGTTCTCTACGAACTCTCGTTTGATGTGCTTTGAGTCAAAGGCTGCGGAGTTCCATCCGATTAGAACATCGGCTTCATCCATGACTTTGTGTAATTCATCCAGCATAGTTTTTTTACCATGATGGTGAACTGACTTGAAGATGACCTTGTCACTTCCAAGCCATCGAGCGCCCCAGCAAATTACTTCTGTTGAGCGTTCTATCTGTGTGATTGCTATGTTCTGATCCCAGAGTCCCCAGACATGTGCCAGGTTAGGGGATGTCTCTAGATCGAGGAATAGTATTTTCATACTCTAAACGTAGCCTTTACGCTTACGGTCTATCTCCGACACGCCTAGCGTTATCGTTTCGTTATCAAAGGGAATTACCGTCACTTGCATGCCCGGTTCATGATTATCGGCATAAGTCTTCCGGACGTTTAGATCTACGACCAGGTTGTCATTCACAATAACGTTAGCCGATTGCAGCGAATCTAGAACTGCACGGGTCAGCTTATCGATGTCGTAAGTTCCCGTTGCATACTGCCTGGTTACTGACTTAGGTCTTCTAAGCCAGAATGTAATTGATACCGAGATAGCCGTGATGAACGGGTTATCAAGTTCGAGCATCTTTAGCTCAAACATGCGTTTCATGGTTTCTCGCCAGGCAGGGAGATCCTTGTTAGCTTCCACTAGGACTATGTGTTTGCCCCGGTTGAATGCCTTCTTAGAACCTTGCGGTCTAGGGTCTCCAGCAACGAATAGTTGGAACATTTAGAACGGTAGATCCTTGGGTTCACCAGGAGCCACGATGTTGATTACTTCATCCAAAGCGGTTTTAGGTGCAGCAGCTCTTACAAGCTCCACTAGGCAATTGTTCAAAGAATGCTCTACAACCTGCTTAGTCTCTTGACCGGGCTTGTTATAGGTTCCAACTTTGGTGCTTAGTGATCCTTCAATTTTGACTTCATCGTCCTTCTTGTAATTGCTGGCATTGTCTAGCCAAGCTGTCCAGAGTCGATTGCGTGGTTCGCCTTTGAAGTCATAGGTCTCCCAGACTCTAAGTCTTGGGTATCCCTCATTTACTACTTCTGCGATTTTTGCATAGATTACTGTGATTGCCATTTCTGTGTTTTCCTTTCTAGTGTTCTTTAAGTTTAAGTTAATTATTAGTTACTTTTAACACGACATCTGCGCCGTCCCGTGACGTCTTAAACGCCGTCCCGAGTAGTCTTAAATGCCGTCCCGTTTTGCCTTTTTTGACGCCCCGTAGATTATGACTCAAACTACCGTCACAACCTTCCGGACAATCAATGTTGATCCAGTATCGATTGGTGATTCGGTCGAAGCGATACCCGACCCCGTTATGCTGCGACATCTCAACTTCTCCAAGCTCGACTAGCTTCTGGAGATTGCGTTGAACTTGTCTAACGGAACAACCTGACAATTTTGCCAGGCGCGTTTGAGATGGATAACAACCCTCTTCAGGGTCATCTCCTAAATGCCATGCCAAAGCCGTGAGAACGGCTCGGGAAGTGCCGGTGCTAGTGGAGTGATGCAGAACCGCTGCAACGGCTTCTAGGCTCATTCTGTGCCTTCCTAGGCTATAATGTGATTGCCCATCGTGGTTGGGTGACGCTTTCGCGTCGGGCTAGTAGTTTTCTGTGGCTACTAGCCCTTTCCAATTTACTTGGACTTTAGCGAATCAGCCAAAGACTTGATGGCTTCGAGAACATCGTTATCAACCTGTGACTTTACCGCGGTTGCGTAGATCACCCGAAGACTCTCGATGTCTTTGTTAGCTGCAGCTTCCGAAGCCTCCTCGATGTAGTTACGGGAGTCCCTGGTTGCCTTGATCATCTCTTCACGACTTGGTCGATTTTTAGATGCGGATAGTCCTAGAGTTGCGAGCGCTCGACCAATAGCCGAAGTGCTGCAGTTTTCCAAGAATGATGAACGGTTGATGTTGCTAGATCCCCTAGTCTCATGCGCCCAATCTACGGATGCTGGTCTAGGATCTTCCCGGTCAGTAAAGACGGAAGCCTGAACTACAACTTCGGTCTCGTTGATTAGTTTGATTTCAGTAATGATGCGACCGTTCGGATAGGTTTTCCAGAACTTCTGAATACGTTCTGAAACTGGTTCGTAATTGCTTAGATCGAATCCCATTGTTGCCTCCTGTTATTTAGTAAACGTAATGAACGGTTTGCCATTACGGGCTTGTAAGTTTATTACCTTCTCGCCTTGGAATAGACCATACTTAGTTCCATTCATGAAGGCAAGAACCGCGGACTTATGTGCCTTGAATTGAGTCTCCCAATACTCGGACTCGGACTTAGCCTGCAGAAGGTTAGACCAAAGTGATCCAAGCTCAATCTCACCGTCCTGGAGACCATCGGATAGCTGCCTAACAGTCTCATAGGTAGACTCAGAGCCATCGTAGTCTGGAGCCGTATCCGTGTCTAGGAAGCCGTAGAACGACTGTAGGCGGGTTTTCATCTCCTTGACAAGGGAATCATCCCGAACCACCTCAAACTCCTTCCAATCGCCTCCTGCGACCGCTACGACCACAGCCCGCTTTAGACCAAGGACTGATAGGTAGTGTTGCACCTGCAGGTTATAGTGTTCTGGAAGCTGATCCCAATACATCCGGGAGAACTTAATCTCTAGGACTCCAAGGGAACCGTCTGCCCATTCGATTATGCCGTCCACGTTAGCCACGGACTTTGGATCCTCGATGCTTGCCCAGGTTCCAGTCTGGTGAACCGTTAGCCATTCTTTATTGTTATCCATGAATAGCTGTCTAATGACTGGCTCAAAAGCCGTTCCCATTTGCATAGCCATGGTTGCTGGAAGGTCTTGCCATTGTTTACCGGACTTGTCCATGAACAACGTGTAAGCGGACTTCCAAGGGTTCTTATCCATTACGGACGCGATGTCAGAACCGCCGATACCCCTGCGGGCTTCGTGCCATTCTGGTGTGCCAGGCTCAAAAGTGCCTAGATACTTTGCGAAGCCTAAAGCCTCGATTTTCTGTGTAATCTCCATGCCGTCATCCTAATAGATGAATCGGACATTTACTTCTTAGGGAGTTTCGTGTCTGCTATTTTGCCGAAGGACTTGTTGATCTCATCTGGGTCAATCTTGCCGTCTGCCAAGTAAGCCCTAGATAGCTCTTGCGCGACATCGATAACTCCAGCGAAGGCTGCCATGGCAATAGCCTGGGTAACTTCTAAACCGATTGCAGCTCCACCAACAAAAATTCCAGTTACCTTTAGGATAATGACCGCTAGGGTTCTGCGGATAATGTCTAGCCACATAGTTAGCTCACCTTCAATACTTGACCGATGTTGATTTTGTTCTTGTCTTTTATGCTGTTTAGTTTGACTAGCTCTGCAACCGTAGATCCATGAGCCTTAGCTATTTTGGTTAGAGTGTCACCTTTGACCACGGTGTAAGTCTTAGCTTTGCCTTTAGGCTTTGCTGGCTTCTTTTCTGCTACTGGCTTTTCAGCTGTAGTTTTGGTAAGCATCTTCTCGAAGTCCATGTTGCCTTCTGCCATGGTTGGAGATCCACCCTTGCGGAATGATAAGTGCAAGTGCGGGCCATAACCATTTTCAGAATGTAGACCAGATGCACCAGATAGACCAATTCTTTGACCTTGCTTGACTTCTTGACCTGCAACGACATCGATTGCCTGTAAGTGCAAGTAGTCAGCGTTATAGCCTCCAGCGAAACTCATAAAGATCATGCGACCGCCAGCGCCTCGGTAATGTGGAATGATTCCAGTTACAGTTCCATCGGCTATTGCCTTTACTACAGTTCCCTTTGGAACGCCGTAGTCGGTTCCTGGGTTCCTTGATGGCGGGTTAGTGCGTCCGCGGTGTCCGTCGAAGCTGTCTGTAATCTTGCCTTCTACTGGTCTAATCCAATTCATTCTTATTCTCCTTCTAGGACGATGTAGGTTCCGGCGATGTGGAAGTTATCAGCTGTAACCAAAGTAATTGGAGCTGTGGAAGTGAAGTCTACGTTGAATACTGTGTTACCGCTTGCGTCTGTAGATTGTAGGAATAGCTGGTCAGAGTTAGCGTTTACATGACCAGAGATTGCGTATTCTCTACCAGTCGAAGCATCGTGCAGACATCCATCGGATAGCTGGTAGTTATGCTTAGAAGGGAATGGAAGAGTTAGATAATACTGACCAGTTCCAAATGTAAGAATGTTGTCAAAGTCTACGTCGATTCTAAAGTGACATAGAACGCCAGTCCTGACATAGCTTCCCTCGAAGTCTGGAGCGCCTGTAAACGTAGGCTGGGTTCCTGTAGTTCCACCTTCGACTTCATACTCAATTTCGCTAGGCGCTATTGGGTTGCCTACTCCTAGAATGCGGACATAGCCTTCTTGGGGCTGAATAATTTCAACGGGCATTATTTAACTATCTCCTGGTTTACGGTTAGGACTCCATGAGTTAGAACTGCAACATCCCCAGCTTCGTTGTAAATCTCCAAGCCATAAACATAGTTGGAATCGACTAGCAGGGATGTCTGCGCTGCCGTCCAGGTCATAGTGATAACAAAAGTTACTGGATCAATAACCGGGACTGATTCAATGACTAGCTCTTTGTAAGTAGACTTTCGAACCTGCGCTCTTGCAGAATAGCCCTCGATGTTAATAGTTTCGCCTTCTGCATCTTTGTAGATAAATTGGCGGACTAGAGTGCCACCTGCGTCTACGGTAAAGTTATCTTGAACGCTTGCCATTAGAATGCTCCTACTGTTGTTGTTATCAAGCCAATCATGGTTATGACGGCAGCGCCTAGTCCTACGTAAGCCACCCGTTCAATCCAAAATAGCCTGGCAAGGGTTAGCTCAACATCTCTAAGTCTGTCCGGAACATCGTCTAAGTGATCTAGCTTTTGAAGAACCTTGATGAGAATGTCACCATGCTCTAGTTGCTTCTTGTAAATGTCCCCTTGGGTAATTCGGACTGCAGCTGTTTTTTCGTCCGACATTTAGAGCGCTGCGATCTCTTCTTCTGTTAGACCTAGTTCGGCTAGCTTTGCAAGTGCAGATTGTCTAGCAGCTATTTTTGCTTGTCTAGATGCTTCTTGTAATTGTGCTTCGGCTCTGTCTTTTAGAATTTGCTCTAGGACTTCACCACTAGCTTCCATCCGCTCGTTATCGATAGAAACGTAAATTTGCTCTGTCATTTTTATGTGTTACTCATTCCGTATACTGAGACCGAACCGGTCATGTTTCCGCTGGCTGGAAAAAGTGTAAATCCAGTAAAGGACGTAGTTATTGTATTTCCACCCTGGTTACCAAAAGCGGTAGAACCACCAGTGAGCGAAACAAATTTAGTGTATTGAGTCAAAAAGGGATGAAAGAGAGTTACCCATCCACCAGCTCCATAAGTAGTGTGTGACTGCACCCATTCAAATTTATCTTGTGTGGAGTTGTTGAAGAATCCTGTGGCTCCTGATGTGTAGGCTCCGCTATAGTAACCACCTTGAACATAAGTCGAGCTTGTAGTATCTGTTCCAGAAACTCTCAATCTGCCATTGACTTGCGTAGTAGCGCTTGAGCTATTTATGTTGATTAAGATTTGGTAGTTATCATAAGTTGAACTAAAAACATCGTTTACTGAATGAGAACTAACTGCTGTAAAACTTGTTTTGCTAATTAAGGTAAGCCCAGAAGAACTAGATGCTGGAATAAGCGCAGCCCAAGCTGATCCGTTGTAGTATTCGTATAAGTTTGTGTCCTGCAACCAGGTAAGCATTCCTTCGACCGGAGCGGTCAAAGCTGCAGTTCTAGCTGTCGAGTTGCTAAATACCATAACCGATTGGTTCATTAGGTTGTCATTGATCTCGGATGCGTTCAATACGCTTCCGTTGGTAAATACTTTGTAAGCCACTAGGCTTCCTTCCATAGTTCGAGTGTCGTGAACCAGTTATCTACATCGATGCGATGAGAGACCTTGATTATAGTGTAGAATCCGACGATGTCTAGCTGGTCTTTAGTATAGCTGACACCGATGGTTGTTCCCGGTGTAAACACCGCTGCGTTTGTAAGATTTCCTAATCTGTCCTTGGCGGGAGTTACTACCATGTTCACTAGGTTTTCTGGGTTCTGTGTAAATACAGTAGTTGCCCATCGAGCTAGTTCCGTGGCATCCGTAGTATTTAGGATAACATCGACCGCCGACTCTCCGTAAAGGTCTATAGAGTCTTGATCCTTTAGAACCACGACCTCGGTATCGTCCGAAGCCAAAGTTACCTTTAGAGAGTTATAGACGGCATCTGCATCCGAGAAGACATTGATTTCGGCAAGGCATAGATGGTAAGGGTCATTGGAGTGATTGTTGCCAATAATGTAAGTAGTTGCGGTTCCGGTCTCGGTAGCTGGTCGCGGAATATAGGTAATCTCTTGGGTTTCCTGATCTAGCCAAACAATGCCAAGTCCTACCTGGAGAGCTTCGTTGATTATAGAGTTAGCAACTACGTTAGTTTGACTGACCGTTGGAATTAGACCTTCGAGACTTACTGAATTGGGGCTAACGCCTAGTCCGCTCTCGATGCCCACTAGCTCAAACACTTCGTCTACGGTTGCGGATGCTCCAAGGGGTGTAGTGTCCCATTCTGCGAATCGCTGGTTTACAAGGTTTCGGTAAGCATCTAGGCTAGTAATCTGAATTAGGTTCAAGCCATCCGGGTAATAGGTTACATTGATAGTCTCTATTGTGCCTTGGAATAGAATGCGGTCTAGTTCATTCGACTCTAGACGAACTCTTATCCTGGTAGAAGCTCGGATGTTCTTGTTTACCGTTGGGTCTAAATCATAACTTTGTAGTGTTAGTTCTGCGGTCGCTGGTTGTGGCTGGAAGTAAATGGCGTCAATAACCTGACCGCCTAGAGACATGTTTACTCTTGCGGTTTCGCATTGGACTTCTTGCCACTTTAGACCGGAAGAAGGAGCTAGAACATCGTCTCCACCTAGAAGCGATACTCCAAGGATAAACTCACCAAAGCCACCGAGAACATCGTCTCCACCCAATAGCGAAATACCCAGAATAAAGGTATTACCTTCTTCATCCGGGGTTAGGAACTCGACCTTTAGGTTTTCATCTATTTTGAAGTCTGGAATCATTCGAATCTTCTGATTAGGTTTGTCCCTGAATTGCGGTTAGCTCGGTTGATTGCGTTTGCGATTTCTTGGGCGGTGGCATCTGTTCTTACTTGGACGTTGTTATTGATCGTAAGCGGAGGAACTGGTGGAGCTGGGGTTATGGCATTTCTACGTTCTACAAAAGCTGAATACTCTCCAACGCCAGGAATAAGATTCAATAGCCTGTCCAAATAGTTTTCCATTGGCTTCGTGTTACCAAAAGCCGAGCTAATTGGAGCTAAGAGGGAATCTAAACCAATAGCTAATGCTTCGACAATGGCTGATAGGGCTATCCAAAAGTTCATAAATCCTTTGGCTTCATCTGTATCAGTAGAGCCAAATAGTGTTCCTATTGTCACTCCCAAGTCACCTAGAGCTGTTTGCATTTCAGAGATAGCGTCTTTGACTTGTGGATCATCTAAAGCACCAACGAGATTTTGAGAGAACCTCTCAATGTCTGGAATAGAATCAATAAACCATTCCGAGATAAGAATCAAGGCAGGAAGTAAAGCGTTTCCAATAGTTGCTTGGGCATCTGTCATCTTGGCATTTAGCTCTGCCATCTTCGCAGCGTAGCTATCTGATTCTCTTGCAGCCTGTCCCTGTGCATCTGTAGTCTTCTCATAAAGAAGAGTCAGAGTTGCCTGCATGGCAGCTTCTTTTTCATTAGCGAAGGTAAGACCTTGCATGCTCATTTCGGCTAATTTAGCGTTAATGTCTACTTGTTTTAGAGATACACCGTAGCGTTCAATTGGGTCTCTCTCGCCTCGCATCAAGGCACCGATAGCTCTTACGGCATCGGAAGTTGGGCCACCGTAAGTTGCAGCTAAATCGCCAGCTAGCTTGACTAAATCTTGGGTCTTATCTGTCGTGTCTTCTAGGCTTAGACCAGCTCCCTTTAGCATGGATCCTAAGTAAGCTGATTCCTTGGCTGCAGCTGCGCTGCTAAGACCAATCCCATTCATCTCTTTTGAGAAGACCTGCATCTCTGTAGAGTTTTCCTTGAAGATTGAATCAAGTGCGCCGAATTGTTGTTCTAGATCGCTAGCTGCAGCTACGGTATCTTTGGCTCCTTGAACAAGCGCGTGGAATCCTAAGCTAATTCCTAAAGCACCAACGACTCGACTTATGTTGGTAGCGAAGCCGCTTACTCTATCCTGGAGACCTTGAAGAGTTGATTGAGCGCCTTGGGTGGCAGACGTTAGTTTCCGGAACTCACCTAGAATCTCAACGTTTAGAACTAAGCTCATGAGCTTCAACCTCTTTTTTCAAGTTCAATACGAACGCTGCATACTCGTCCATAGTTAGAGCTTTGTATTCCGACGGACTCATGTTGA